ATTCAAATCTACCTAAAGATTTCTGGAAGCATGATTATAAGACCATACCTATCTTTACTGACACCAGAGAAAAAGCCCCACTTACATTTCAAGACTCTGTAACAAACAAATTAGACTTTGGTGATTATACTTCACAAGCAGGAAACCAAGGTGTTCAATGGGCTGCAACAGTTAGCAATAATACTAGAGCTGTTACTTCTGGTGGAAGATACAATGCATATTATGCTGATCTTACAGTTGCTGGTACTAACGCCACTATGTATACAAAAGAAATGAATTATATTACTATAGCTACAACTGGTAATTCAACATATTTTGGAGAAATTGATATAACACTAGGAAGAGCTGATGGTGCAAGCAGATCAAATCATTGTGGATGGGGTAATACAACTAGAGGATTATGGTTTGGTGGTATATACAGAAATGCTACTTTTACTGGTGGAAATCAGTATCCTACTACCATTGATTATATTACTATTGATACACTAGGCAATTCTCAGGATTTTGGAGAGATGACTAGTCAAGCTTCTAATGGTTCAGCATGCGGTAACAATACTAGAGCTCTACATCATAAAGGTAATGGATCAACTGCACCAACAACTGAAATTGATTATGTTACTATAGACACAACGGGTAATGCTACAGACTTTGGTGATTTGGGAGTATCTAGATCAAGTACAGGCGCTGCTTCTAATACTACACATGCAACATTTACTGGTGGCATTAATATAAGCTATAGCTCAGGTTATAGAGTTAGAAATGAGATTGAAATAGTATCAATCGATACACCAGGTAATTCAACGGATCATGGTGATATAAGAGACTTTATTGGATCTGGTACAAACTTAAATACTGCTTATTTGGCTGGATTATCTGGTAATGCGGCATAAGGAATAAAAGATGGCAATTGAAAGACCTAAATTAAAATTTTATAAAGGAAAAACTTATATCATAGATGTAAGTGATCCTAGTAATGCTGGCCATCCTTTGAGATTTACTGCTGATAGTGGTGCAACCGAATATACAACTGGTGTGACAGCTACTGGAACGCCGGGTACTACGGGTGCAACAGTTACATTTGCGGTACCACAAAATGCGCCGGACGATCTAAATTATTATTGCACTACTCATGGATTAAGCATGGGAAATAAAATGAAAACTGTTTCTGATCCCGCAAACCCTGTTACTTATACAGGTGGTGAAGGAGTATACGGATCGTCTATTACTCATGGCCAGTGGAGAAATCCAACAGATAGTACAACAAATAATCCACAAATATACATCAGACAACAAGTTGTTGGTGGACTATCACAAAGTACGGCTGCAGTAAATCTTAGAAATGCTTTAAACAATTTAGAGATAGGAGATACTATCACAGTTTCTACATTTAACCCAGATAAAGTGTTTACTATTTCAGGTGGTATATCTACATATCTTGATACAAATACTGATTATAGAGTTTGGTTATTTGATGTAGATGCACAAGGCTTAACTAATAGTACGTACTTTTACGAATTTACTATACCAGGATAATTAATATGGCAACGAATAGACCTAAATTAACATTTTTAAGAGGAGGAACGTATACGTTTGACGTGAGTGCGCCTTTATTAGCAACTCATCCTTTTAAATTTACGGCAGATAGTGGTGCAACAGAATACACAACTGGTGTAACACTTACTGGTACGCAAGGTCAAGCCGGGGCCTCGTTATCAATTACAGTATCCGATAGCGCACCCAATAATTTAAATTATTATTGTGGTGATCATGGATTAAGTAAAGGTAATCATATAATGATACCTGATCCTGTACCTATTCCGCCTGATAGTGATGGTGATTTCGTAGCTTCAGCTTTTAGAACTCATCTTGATGTAACTGCAGGGGCCGGAACATTATATTCAGGTAGTAGCGGTACAGTATATTTTTGGTCAGTTGACGAAGGTGTACCGGCTGTGAATGATAGTGATGGTACATTCTTTACAGATAGCGATATCTATGTTAATATTGATAGCGATTATCTATATGGTGGTGGTCATGATAATGTATTTGAAATAGGACGAAAACTCCTCGGTTGGGCTGGTTCATACGGCATAGCATATTCAGGAAGAGATCTTAGTACTAGCAGTGCATCTAATGTAATTGATAGAGTAACACTTGCAACTATGGGCGCTGCAACTGATTGGGGAGATGCTACTTATTCAGGTAATTTATGGCAAGGTTTTGGTGGTGGATCCAGAGTTTTCTTCTCAGGATCTCAAGGCAATACATCTACTGCTGGTCATATAGAAACTGTATCACCTACAACAGCTGGTAATGCCACATCATGGGGTCTCCATGCAAGTGGCTTAGAGCAAGTTAGTACGCCA